GGCCCATAACTGCATAATTTGGCAGAATAATATCCCGCAACTAGCGGAAAGATTGCTGCTTCGGAAGAATAATCTCCGCGGCGCGCAGGCCCATAACTGCATTTTTTTGCATATTCATATCAAAAAAAGGTACACCATTATTTCAATTAGTATTGATATCTTCTTCAGATCTTATTTTTTGTAATCCCCGAAATTAACTCATATATCAACCATATCGGATACTGTAGCCACATTAGCCGCGGTAGCCGCGGATTGTACGTTAGCTGTTGCTTGATTAAACATAAGTTTAGATGAATCTGATTTTCGTAGAAAGAAAAATCCAATGACAACTAGGAACAATATCATAACAAAAACTAATATAAATATATATGCAGGTTTGTCTTTTTCTTTTTCCTTATTGTTTTCATTCTTTTTTTCCTTATTTGTTTCAAACATCTTTGATATTGATTGATATAACTTACTCTTTGGTTTTGGTTCTTGATATGTCGGATATGTTGGATATGGATTTGCTCGATTATAACGTGGATCTGGTGATGGCCAATTCGATGGATTTAACCCAGATTTATACGATGTAACAACAGTCGGGTCAACATAATAAATTCGAATAGAATTAACTCGATCAATAATTCCAACACGACTAAGATCACCTTCTGAATTTGGTCCAATTATAGCCATAGAATCCGAATTATCATCAAAATTATCACTTGAATATAATATAGCAATCATATTTGAATCAACACTAATAGATCGTATTTGATCGAATCCACTTACTTCTTTCGAATTTAAACGGGTTTTATTATAATCACCACTACCGAGAATAGCCCGTCGTCCATTCATATTATAATCACTATATAAGAATACATTTCCATGACGAACTCGGCTTGAATCATATTTACGATAATTAACAATCTGAATAGACGATATTTTATTACCCATCCCAATAGACGATAAATTCGAAATATCCTTTGGACCTATTATCACACGGCCATCAGTCGCTGATTGCGAATATCCCGCATTAATAATTGCAATAGTACCCGATTTAACTCTAATACTATTAATCTCATTATCTAAGAACTCTCCAAATTCATATGGTGATTGATTATTATAGCCACGAATCTGTTGTCCGGAATATAATCCCGGTTCCATATGGGCATATAATCCATTAAATCCCACATCTTTATAAATAGTAACCGCCATGTAAACTTAGCCTACCAAAGCAGTAATCTTTCTGATATAGTGGGCCCGTGCGCCGCGGAGTAGTGCGTATCAGAAATATATATAAAAGTATATATATCCAAATTTGAATATTTTTATACTCAATATATTCATTTTATATGTGCCACCTCTCTGCTGCGTGCGGGCCCATTAGTCCGCAATATTGCGGATAGATTGCTGCGCCCATCCGGCAGGATAGCCTCTCTGCAAGCTGCAAAAACTTTGACCATGTCTAAGCTGAATCCGAATGCGAAACCGTTCGAGACCCCGAAACCTTACGAGATCCCGTGGTTCGCAAAAGGATTAATTGACTTGCTGGTACTTCTTATCGCAATCGAAGTCGGATCAGAAGGGATATGCGACATTCCGCTGTATGACTTTGTAAAATCACTACTTGCAGACAAACACAACGTGTTCGTAGTCGTGCTAGACACAGGGGTTTGGCAACTAAAAAATACTGATGCATTATTATTTACGACAGTCTTTATGAAGTTACGAGAGTCCATGAAAATACTTCATGAAGAGTGGTTATCACTACTACCATCAACTAGGCTATTATTAGAAGATCCGAGCAAATATCCGATTGCGCAGTGTGCACTTAACTGTGTTCGTCGGAGAACTGAGTATATTGAATTAGCTAAAAGCACTCATTTTCTTCAAATAATCGGGTATTCTTATTTCAGCGACAGTTCGAATTACATTGAATCTCTCAAGTCCTTTTGGGAAGCATACATAGTACGTGTAGTGAAGACTGTCATTTATGATTTTCGTGAGGCTACGGCGGCTACGGCGGCTGCCAAGGCCAAGGCTACCAAGGCTACGGCGGCTACCGAGGCTACGGCGGCTACCAAGGCCAAGGCGACCAAGGCTACCAAGGCCAAGGCTACCAAGGCCAAGGCTACCAAGTCGAAATCAACGATGGTCATCTGGCAAGGTACTCTTAAGGAAAGACATGCAAAGTTTATTAAAACAATGTATGAGCTAATTAAAACCCTAGGATTCATAGTTAATGACTGTGTTGAACGGCAAGAACTCCGAAAAAATGTTAAACTTCCACCATCACATCCAGAATTTCAGCCAAGTGCTGAGTTCGAAAATGCGCTGACAGATGTTACTGATTTGTGTGTATCACTGAAAAAATACGAAAAAAGCGAAAAAGACGGAATTACATATAACACTACACGTGGTACATGCGAGACTAATTATGATGTTAAAAAAATTTAAGCCCCCAACAGATGACACGGACCTGCATTAATATGATTATTTTTTTTTCATATAGTGAAAAGGAGTAAATCCTCCGATATCCCGTGCATTAATATCAGCTTTGCATGATAATAGAAACTTAACCATATCTATATCACCATCTATAGTCGCACGATGTAACATTGTTCGATCAAAATCATCTTTCTTATCTATGTTGGCTTTTAAGTCTAATAAATTCCGTACAATATCAAATCGTAGATCGGACATAGTAAAAGTATAAATAGTAAAAGTATAAGTATAAAGTAAAAGTATAAAGTAATCAATTTTTACAAAAATGCATTCGAACATTCATATCTTATAATTTCTACAATATATGATGGTATATTTGGATTCGCTAATTTACGATCTAATAATATGTTTATAATTGCACGTTGATCCACATTTGGATAATTCAATACTTTAACTATATCATTATAAATATCGTTTTTAATAAGTTCTGTACGCTGAATATCCCATGTACGCTCATCAAAATCATTAATTGCCAACATACCAGCTAGGATTGCTATCTGACCATTATTACAATATGGAATAAATTTACCAACACCACGATTCCAACAATCGAATAATGCATCATATAGAGCTTGTTTCAAAGTATCTATAGACTGTTTATTATTTGGATGATGAATACGTTCCCATAATAAAATAATTAATTCTGCGACTGATATATTATAAATATGTCCATGTGTATTTGATGCATTTTTAAGACTATTAATTACCATCTCTAAAAACGGTAATCTATCTAAACCAGTTACTATATGCTTTGAATAGTGCGGATTTTCCCTATAATAATTTATAATATCTTTAATATCTTCATTCATAGGTGATTCAAGATTGTAATAACTTTCTTTTAATATTTCGATTATTGATTTTACAGATCTCATAACCGTTATATCCATTGTATTTTGATAATCACTTGTATAAATTGGTTTAATATATTTATGACGAATCTTATTACATATATGATATTTAACATTTAACATTGATTTATAATATGTGTTTAATCGTTTCATATAATCATTATTTTCATTGAAATTGATAATATACATATATGCATACATATATATGAATTGATTTACAATTTTACGGATATCTTTTAATTTATTCGAGGTAGCAAGGATTGCACTGATACAATTCTTATAAATATAATCAAATAAATCAACACCATTACTTGTAATACTATCCTGCCGGATGGGCGCAGTAATTTTTCCGCATAATACGGGATCCGATTCTGCAACTTGCGGCCCAATGGGCCCGCGCGCCGCGGTAGTAATATCCTGCCGGATAGGCGCAGTAATTTTTCCGCGTAATACGGGATCCGATTCTGCAACTTGCAGCCCAATGGGCCCGCGCGCCGCGGTACTTCCAAAATATAACTTTGCAATTTTCTTATAATCATCATTTAGAACAGCATGATTGATTAATATTTTTGAACATAATAGATATGTATCAACAGTTTGACGACTTGATAAATCCACACGATCAAATGTCAATCGTGCTATATTATCAAATGTCCCATTACTTCGTTTTATCAAACTATCCGGTTGTTCCATATACATTGATTTCCAATATTCGAAATGTTTCCAATTTGCCGATTTTTCCGACGGAATCGCGACGATAGCTAAAATTATAATAACGATTAAAATACATATAGATATAATAATTGCCGATTTATTCATTGTACTATTTATTGTCAAATCAGATATATTCAGATATATTATTATAATGACATATTCTCTAACTCAACTAATTATTACCCATATCTGAATGTAATATCAACACACAATCATGCAGGATGGGCACCGCATTTTTTATAAGAGACACAGTGATAATATAATTATATTATACATTGGCGCTATAGATTATGAAGTTCCATAAATTGAATCGGATCTGTGTTTTTTTACATATTTTGCCAAATTCTGCCATAGAATGCAGACTAATGGACCCGCGCGCCGCGGATATTATTCTGCCTAAGCAGTAATCTTTCCGCCAGTTGCGGGATATTATTCTGCCATAGAATGCAGCCCAATGGGCCCGCGCGCCGCGGGATATTATTCTGCCTAAGCAGCAATCTTTCCGCCAGTTGCGGGATATTATTCTGTCCAATTATGCAGCCCAATGGGCCCGCGCGCCGCGGAGATTATTATAATATACCTTGACGATATAGATTATGAAGTTCCATAAATTGAATCGGATCTGTGTTTTTTACATATTTTTTGAAATTTGAATAAGAACTATTAACGGCGAATGCCTTCTTTGCTTTTTTATATAATTCTTGAGTTTGTAGACTTATGAATCCATTTCGACCATCGCCATTAAATATAAACATTAGTGTAAGTACAACTATTAGCAAAATAATTATTATTATAATAAAATCCATTTATATACACACAACTATCCTGCCTAATTCTGACGCGGATATAATGATAGTAAAAACTGAATTGAAAATATATAACATAGTTATATTATAAATCTATTATAAATTAAAATGTCTGAAATACTACTCCCTAGTTCATCTCTATTATTAGATGAAATATGTGTTGAATGGCAACTATTTATCAAACAACTTTCAAAAAATGTATATCCACATGCCGCAGGATTATATAAATCATTAAAATATTCCACCCCAAATACCATTATTGCTGTATTTGTATTCGATGGTGCGATGAATCCGTATAGTGTAATGCATGAAAAGATTATTAGTAATCTAATAAAATATAAACATATTATATCAAAATGTATCATAGATCAACATAATAATGTTATGTGTGATACAACAAATTATAAGTTAGAATCAATAATGTATCAGGGAGTATTATTTATAGATAGTTCTGAAGATTTATATCCAGGATGGAGTGATTTTATAACTGAATTCATTAAAACATTATCAAAAAATAGAACATGTAACTTCGTGGTTTTTAAAGATAATATTCCCGATGATGATATATTTACACAAATTAATACTACTCTTATCGATAATAATAAATTACCTATTAAATGGGATATGCAACAAATGATATTGGCATTTACAGATGGTGGATGTATAGCAAATGGGAAACCTAATGCAATTGCATCATATTCGACATATATTATGACTGGTCATAATAATCAATTGGAAGTATCGGGTATTGTTGAGTCATTCGAATATGTAATGATAAATGATGACCCATTACATGGATTTAAGGTAACTACTAAACCAGTGACACCTACGAATAACAGAGGTGAATATTTGGCATGGTGTTGGATGTTATTAACATTATTAAGATCTCATACCTATTGTGCGGTGGAAATTGTATCTGATTGTAATTTATTTATCAAAACAATGACAGAGTGGCTACCTAATCGTAAACTTAAAAAGACAGAATCCGAACTTAAAAATTATGATTTGATACAAATTGCCGATGTTTTATTATCGGATCTACGTATTAAAACCGGTAATCGTGTAAAATTAACACATATTAACTCACATAAAGAAGCACCACCTAAAACAAATAAATTAGAATATTTTAAGTGGCTCGGTAATACAATCGTTGATAGTCGTGCGACTGAATTAATTGAGATATTTAAAAATAATCCAAAAACATCAAAAGGACCGTTTATCCAGTTTAAGAAATCTAATCAAATTATTATCCCACTTAATGGACAAAATATCACACATCAACTAATCTGAATCCAACACAGCAATAGTTGCAGAAATACTATTCTGTTATAGAACAAGTCAGTACAACTATATCATGATTGTATGCAAGTAAAGTGCTATTTTGAAGTTGCGGATTTAACTATTCATATATGTATTTTTTTCCAAATTTGAATTATTATATTCTAAAAAATTATCTATTGATTTGAGCCAAAATCGGTGCTACTGTCGCTTCTCGATCTTACGCCCCCAACCGCGACAACATGTCCAACCGTGACACCGCGATAAACTGCTTGTTACTGTTGCTTCTCGATCTTACGCAACACATGTACAACCGCAACATGATTTCGGTACCATTTGGCAATATTAACCAAATCAGCCCGGAAGACCAACGTCGCATTGGTACATTATTATCCGAATGCGGAAAAGATACAGTGCTGAAACGTCTAAATGAAATCGGCTTCTACGGTGGTTTTGACTTCGACCTATTTAATCCTGGTATCTACATCTATTACAAAACGTCAGTTGGTAAACGTGTGATCTGTATCCATGGTCTGAGGCGTGATCAGTATTCGTGATCTGTGATCTGTGATCTGTATTTGTTATTGTTTTTTATGTATAGTGTAAATAAATCAAGTATTATAATTATAAGAGTGATTTATAAAAAATATAGCAAATCAATTAACTAGAATTCACTTCTTGTTAATAAGCATCTCACACCAATATAGTGTGATCGAGGAGAAATCGCGGAGATGCTAAATTTGATTTTTTAATCCTATAAAATAAACTTATCAACAGGGCTCTATATACGTTTACCCGCCCCTTCGCAATTCCGTGCAGTAATGCAAAACAAACATGTATTGCCAGTTTCAATCATAGAAAACGTATTTAAATATCTACCACTATCGGATAAGATGAGACTTCTAATATGTGGTACTACTGGAATTCGAAACCTTATCTTGTCTTGCAGCGCTACTACTAATCCAGATGATGTATGTGCTTTTGTCAATCAATTACTTGCGAAGTGTCGAATTATTGATGCTGAACGTGTATTGCGCTGGGTTATCACTATGTCGACCGGACCAACGTCGATTAAGTGTATTGAGGTATATCTCCGAATTGCGCAATCGAGTATATGTAGGTCACCAAAACTATATTCGACATATCAAGAAGCATTTAACAGCTTTATCGCAAAATCAAAAAAAGAATGTTATAATGTATATGAATTGAAACTATGTGCTAACACTGGCGCCAGTGTATTACAGCCTCGTAAAACAATATCGACTGAATCTATACGTGCAATTTCGAGATTTCTTACTGGAGAACGTCAGATTAATCATCAAACATGTGGTTCACCATTTAATCTTGGTATGACACCACCAATAAATGATATTCCGGTAGTAGAACAAATGGGTCCGCGCGCCGCGGTAATGGGTCCGCGCGCCGCGGTAGAAGAACAAATGGGTCCGCGCGCCGCGGTAATGGGTCCGCGCGCCGCGGTAGAATGTAGTGTCAATTCAGGAGCTACATTTCTATTGGCATATTTTCTCTACAAGAATGCACAAGTTGACGCGTCATTAAAACTCATTGTTCAGATAGAGTCAAGAAACCCACAGAATCCTCTAACTGCATGGCTACGAGCTCTTATTTGCCATTATCACACTCATGAATTTGATCAGGCTGTATCATTGTATCTAACTGCGATTAGACGTAGTCCAGATTTTGCATATCCATACTACTCATTAGGTACACTTTTAAATGAGTGTGGGCCTGGTTACATATTATATGCAAATTTATTATACAGTAAGTGTATGCAAATTGATCCAAATAACCACTGTGCACTTCTGAATACTGCAGTAATTGAAAGTAATAATATTAAAAAAATCAGTACTCTCTATCGGGTAATTGCAATCTATCCTACTGAGACATATACATGGCATGTACTCATTCGTGCGATTCTTTCACGCAAGCCATTATTGGAATCTGATAAGATTGAAGTACTCGAATTACAGAAAAAATTGAATAAAGTTATCGAATATTAACTGCGGACCTGAACTGCAGTAGGTTTAGTTGATAATTTATTATTTTTTTACTTATTAAAAAATAATGAATTTACAAAATTAAACCTACTGTGGCGGAAGGATCGTGTAGGTCCGCGTCACGCCGTTGAGCGTGATCTTGATCAAAGAAACCGAATGACATGCGAACCATTGGCGCGTTTGTCCCAATTCAAGCGGATTAGTTCTGTAACAGAATGCAACCCAATGGGCCCGCGCGCCGCGGAGAGGCAGTTCCAATGCTAAAACAACGATATTTTTTAATGATTAAAAAATTCAAATTTGAATAAATATCATAATTATCTCTTATCAAATATCTCCTACAGAATAGCCTATCCGCGGCGCGCGGATCAATTATTCTAAATTAATAATATCTGCAAATATGACAAATATACCAATTGATGATCTCCCTATTTGTATTAAGTGTGGTAAACCTAGTACTAAACAATGTGCAAAATGTCGTAGAGTATGGTATTGTAGTCGAGAATGTCAAGTAACTGATTGGAAAACACATAAAGAATCCTGTATATCATTATTATCGCAAATTGGCGAATTACCACCGGTAATGCATCGTTTCGGAGCTGAAAACTGTTTTCAACTTCAAAAATATTTACATTCTATAACAAAATCAAAATTCATTACATTCGGATCATTTGATATATTTAGTCATATTGTCGGAGATTTAATTCGAAAACCTGTTATTGGAATTAATCCTGAACTAATAGATTCATATACCGCGGCGCGCGGGCCCATTGGGCTGCATTCTATTGCAGATAAATATAATCAACACACATCCGTAGCCAACTTTATTAAATCGGAACCCGATCCAACTAAATATGCCGATTCAACATTATTACTAAATTGGGCATATAGACATATTGATCCGACAGATGGAATTAAAAAAGAAACAGAATTAGATGTGATTGAACAACTAAATCCATGTATAGTTGTCGTTATGTTTGATAAATATATTAATATTAATACAGAATTATTAGTCGCACTTACACAAATACCCGGTCTGTATTCCACTAATGAAATCATACAAGTCAGTGAAATGATTAAAGATGTTATGCAATCGACAGATTCATCAGATAGTCTATATGCTGAAGTTCTATCAAAATCAAGAAATTTAAATCAATATAGACTAGAGTTTAGTATGGATCTATATGATTATAATGATCCAGATTTCAGTATTGATTTATCAACAGCACCAGATGATATCCGATATTTGTACACTTCTAAAAATCAAATTACATCTAAAACATTTACATTAGCTATACTTGTACGTAAAGATATCCTATCGGATGTATTTAATGGACCTGTAAATGTTCCAAAATTTGTGTTTGATAAAAAATTATGTAATTCAATTATATCTAGATTTGAATATGAAACATTTAATCTATATTATCGTGCATTCAAATATATGACTGAACACATTAATCTTATTAAGACCGGTGAAGATATGAGAGTATTTATACATATTGTTACATATTGGATTGAGGAGCAACAAAAACATAATCCAATGCTGGATATCTCAAATCCGGATTTATTTGACGACTTGGTACAATATTTGATTATGAATATTTGATTATGAATATTTGATTATGAATATTTAATTAGATCACTCGTTTTTTTTATTATATATAATAAATTCAAATCATGATTGGTCCACATGTTAATAGATATTATTTTTCCGATGATCGCTCATCAAAAAATGAACAAGATCCAAATAGCCCAAAAATGTCTATAACACAACATATCAAGTGTGCATTATCAGAAGCTAAGAGTTTTGGATATAATGTTAACTTCTTTCAGATTTTTATATCCGGACCACAGAAACTTAAATTACTGCTATCCGATGATGAAATTGTAGAACTACGAGAATTTATTACCAATTCTCCCAAAAAAATTAATGTTATTGCACATTCTGCATTCGCAGCATATCCTTGGACTGGTATGCCATACCCAGCTATATTTATTAAAAAAGAACTAAAAGTATGTAAAAATGCGGGTTTATATGGATTAGTGGTTCATTTAGGTAAACAAGAAATACCGGAGGTAATGAAAAATATAAAAAATCTTGTAATTAAGAATTGTCCGTTAATATATCTCGAAACTCCATCACTTAAACCAATAAATTCCCATTATGTTAAACCAAAAGATATAGGTTTATTATTCAAATCAATTAAAACTATTGACCCATTTTTCAAATATTTCGGATTATGTATAGATACTGCTCATCTTTGGACAAGCGGTATTAATATTCAAAGTTATGAAGATGCCGCAGATTGGTTAGATGAAATGATGAAACAAGGTATTCCATCAAAAAATATTATTATACATTTAAATGATAGTAAAACACCAATGGGTAGTGGGATTGATCAACATGAAATGTTAATGGAGGGATTAATTTGGAAATCATATATTGATTCACCCAAAGCCAGTGGATTATATGCATTTTTAGATTATTCATACAGATATCAAATTCATATTATATTAGAACGCCGTATTCGGGATGAATTGATTCATGATTATTGTCTACTAAAATCAATTTAACAACCACGATCTTTCATACACTGTACATTACTACCACAATAGCTCTTTTGTTGCGCACAACACGCGCTTTTACACGCACTACCACCATAAATACCCTGACCACATTGTTGTTTTCCATTTCCAAATGCATCGCGGTAAACATTATAATATGGTGGACATCCTACCATTTTACATCCACGATCGGATAAACATGTTGAAAAACAATCATTTGGAGACGGATCTGATCGACATTCCGTAGTACAATAAGATGTTTGTTGTAAACAACAAGCGGTTGCACATGACGCACCTCCTACTATATCTTGACCACATTTTTCACCAGAATGTACATTTAGAACATATGAAACTGGACAAATTCCAGCACCCGAACATCCACGATCATTAAGACATTTAATACGACAACCAGCTGGATCCGTGTCTGAAGTACAATCGCTATTACAGCCTTCATTTGCGAGATTACAACAAGCAGTCATACCAGAATCACCACCTTGACCACTCGATCCACATTTAGATGTAGGACTCGGATATGCACAAATCATAGTACCAATAATCGGTATTTTACGTACAACATTACATACATTATTTCTTGCATATATAAATAATAAAACTATTGCAACTAATATAATTACTATAAAAAACCATCCGACCGGAAACTTCATTTGGCCTAAAATTTAATTGCACATATAATTATTTAATTTAATAATTAAATTAAATAATTAAATTAAATATATTAAATGGAAACTAAAACAAATTGCGAAAAAAAGAAATACCGTAAACCCATATCCAAGTCATTAAAAAATAATGTATGGATACAACATTACGGTGAAAAATTCAAATGTAAATGCAGTGTAACATGGTGTGCTACTACTATTACACCATTTACATTCGAAGTTGGACATAATCAACCACATTCTAAAGGTGGTACACTTGACATAGATAATCTAATGCCAATCTGTTCGACATGTAATAAATCAATGGGTGACAGATATACAATAACCGAATTTTCACAAATTGCAACCATTAAAAATAATACATGTTGTTGTATTCTATAAATTCATCCATTAAACTGCGATCTACACTTATTACACCGACACACATATGTAGTTGGTTCATCTGGACCACGTAACTGTACACTTTTATATTCTGCATCTCTTGCACCACATTTAGGACATTTAAACATAGTAGATGTTTTAATTTCAATTTTTTGATTCATTCGATGATTAATATTATCTCGGATTCCTTGATTTGCTATAGGACATAATTCTTGTTCAGACATATATCCGATATTATCTATATTAATTTTATTTGAAAGTATTTTAGGTATTAAACTGCCATATTGTTCGACCACTGTACTTTCCGGATCTATATGTTTTATCACAATACCCGTCTTCGCACTATATAAATTAATCCACATACTAGAATCCCATTGACGAATATATGATTCCGATGATTCTTTACATTGATCTATTGCTTTATTATAACAACTTCGTTCTATACGAATAGCAATTTGTTCTGCATGTGTGTACGATATTGTATTATTGAATTTAGAAATGATATCGGTAATTTGTTTTCGGATTATGTTTCTAAACTTGTATTTCTTATAATCCGTATATATTTTATTTTTTATCATATCCGATACTAATACATCACCATTGATTACATATATAATTAGACTCTTCGGTAATTGTCCATATTTATTTCTTAATCCTTTTAATACTTGCATACATACATTATCATTTTCTTGTGTATACGTACAATCAATTATATTATATAGTATATCATTTAAATGTGATGGTATATTTCCATATTCAGCTAATATTAATTTCGATAATATTGCATTAAAATAGTTAACTCTTATCAATTTACATAATTTGATATATGTGTCCGAATTTGTATCCAATACCATTAATACAAATAAATCATCATCAAAATGTTGGTAATATGTTATATATAACACACATCTGATAACTAGATCTGAATATTTATTATCATTCTCTAATACTGTATTATCGCTGTTTATAAACGATAATATGTCTTGGACATTATATTTGATCTGTTTTAGACTAGATTTAGCATATTTCCGATTGTATATATCAAGTGTAGTTTGAATAACAGTATCATACATGTTTTTGATTATAAATAATTGTTATAATACATACAATTCAAATTTATATATCCCATATCCCATATCCCATATCCCATATCCCATATCCCATATCCCATATCCCATATCCCATATCCCATATCCCATATCCCATATCCCATATCCCATATCCCATATCCTAGCGCATATCCTAGCGCATATCCTAGCGCATATCCTAGCGCATATCCTAGCGCATATCCTAGCGCATATACTAGCTTGTATACTAGCTTATATACTAGTGCATATCCTAGCGCATATCCGTGGCGCATATCCGTGGCGCATATCCGTGGCGCATATCCGTGGCGCATATACTAGCTTGTATACTAGCTCATACACTAGCGCATATCCGTGGCGCATATACTAGCTTGTATACTAGCTTATATCCTAGCACATATCCGTGGCGCATATACTAGCTTGTATACTAGCTTATATCCTAGCACATACACTAGCACATATACTAGCGCATATCCTAGCGCATATCCCATATCCCATATCCCATATCCCATATCCCATATCCCATAGCGCATATCCTAGCATGTATACTAGCGCATACACTAGCTTGTATCCTAGCGCATATACTAGCGCATACACTAGCTTGTATCCTAGCGCATATACTAGCACATATACTAGCGCATATACTAGCACATATCCTAGCTTGTATCCTAGCGCATATACTATCATGTATCCTAGCGCATATACTAGCATGTATACTAGCGCATATCCGTGGCGCATATCCTAGCGCATATTCTAGCGCATACACTAGCGCATATCCTAGCGCATAAACTAGCGCATACACTAGCTTGTATCCTAGCGCATATACTAAAGTGTATCCGTGGCGCATATCCATAGCAAAAAAAGAGATATCATGTCTGCAATGGGCCCGCGCGCCGCGGAATGAATGCAGACCAATGAATCCGCTAGTCGTGGGATATTATTCATCATTAATTTTAATAAATGTGAATATTTGAAGCTTATCAATCGAAAAATGTAATATAAGATCTTGTACTTCTGATACATATACTTTTACATATCCATCTACTAGATTTGATGCTATAAACTTAATATTCTTTCCCGCAAATGAACATCGGAATGATGATGATGCATCAATATTCGACTGAAGTTTAATTTTATTATCCGAATTATATATCTCGCTATACACAACTTCTTTTCCCGGTGATGTCGTAAATTTAAGATTCGAATCCCCACTTTTCTCTATTGTTATTACTTCATCAATACTATTTGCATCTGTAATCGACTTTTTAAATTGATTCGACGTAAGTATAAAATTAACCGGAATTTTCTTTAAATTCTCAAGTTCAATCATTTGTTCATACGCATCAAATGTATTATCAAGTTCGAAATCCAAAAGTTTAATCACATATTCACAATTCTTATCTAATTCGGGATCTTTAAATGTTATAAACATGTGATCTTTATCATATTTATTACATGACCAAGTCGCAGTTGAGAATGTCTTATCAACATTAGAAAATATCTGATATAAATTATTCTGCTTAATCTTCATATAAAATGTTTTCCTACATAAATATCGCACTGCCGTAGATCCCGCTATTGTCGCGATTATTTTGCTTTTATGTCCATTACCACTCACAAAGAATGTAATGCGGTCAATATCACATCGAATTAATATATCATCGGATTTAACTGATTTACAATACGTAAATAGACCCTTGAATATTTTTGGATCTGCACATACATATTCGAAAATATTAAATTCTTGTAATGGGTTTTCAACTACTCCTTCGATTGGAATAAATGGTTGTTTAGATATTTTAGATGGGCGACCAGGGCCACGTTTTTTATGTTCATCGGGTTTCTTGATTTCATTTTCCATGTTTTAGATTTATTGTAAATATTTATGTTTTATTTTTAAATATTTAATTTGAAAAGTGTATTTGTATTTTTCATAATATAATATTTGAAAGTTGCCCTCGGAATCAACACATTTATTTTTTCTATAAATTTAGATTTTACATTTTTACCAGGATCCACAATCGTTTTTATTATTGTTTTAAATAATGATAACCATGCATCCGATCGATTACTATTGTATTTTAATATCACATATATTTCAGATTTAAATGTATTTGTTGCCGCTTCCAATATTTTTTTCTGAAGTGTTATAGCCGATGCTTTTATATTAGTTAAATTTGAGATATACGCCTCTTTCATAAAATTATTATCAGATGCGGTCTGATTATCAAAAAGTGCGGTTGTATGTGTACTTACGAATTGAGTAGCGATAAGTTTATTGATATTTTCGAAATAAAATTCGGAGAATGATTGAATTATATAACTATTATAATTTGTTACATCACTCCTTGATTGAGTATTAGATGTACATCCTATTAAATTAACAAATTCTTGAAATGATTTAATTTTAGATTGTTCTAATATTTTATTAAAGTTGTTAGCCAAAATTTGGACTAGAATATTTGGGACTATATCCGTATTTTCTTTCCATTCCAAATAATTCTCAATTAATAATTTTGGATCCGCAAATTTTATATTCTCCGTATTCATTAATTCCTCTCTTAGAGTATTTCGAATATATATACCACCATAATCCTTCATAATTTTATATTTAGTTTGCTTTATTGTCGGTGTTATCACTATTGTATCGAATTTATTTACAATCGCATTACTTATTCCATTAACAGAATGTAATGCCGGTGTTTCAGCCAATAATAAGTTTTCAAGTTTGTAAACAACGCCACTTGACTTATCATTCGAAGTATACCAAATATCATAGATTTTATCACTAAATCCGGCGGATGTATATATAGAATTATATAATAACGTGGTTATTTGTTTATTGCGTTCAATATATTCTGGATCATATTTATAGAAATTAATAATACCAATAATTATCTGGTTAATATATCCCGTTAATCCTGATAATATAAAATCGGATATGATGATATATGTGTTAGTTTCATTATAATAATCGATAAATAATTGTACTAATGAATTAACAAATACATATTCGCATTTTGTAAGATTATTTAATATGTTTGTTGTTGTTAATATTTTCTTATCAATTCTATTTGTTTTTGTTTCACTATATGCATTTTTTATAATATGTAATACCTTTTTAATCGTTACAATCTCGAAATTAGTACATATTAATTGTTTTATATTATAAATATCCGATAATGTAGTTATAATCAATTTTATATCATATTCATTCGGATTTTCTCGAATTTGATTCAATTTATTGGCTATAATAAGCTTGTTTGCATTATATTCTTTATGTTTAATATTACTATAATTTTTTAGAGTTTCATCAACAATAATATAAATTTTATTTACTTCATTTTCATATTTAACTAATTCGGATAATAAAATTGATAATATAGAATTGAAGTTTTTCATTTCAGTACTATATATTACACTATATATTTTTTGACTTTATATATTATTATAATGGAAACTGTTGTGCCGAGAGATGATGGATGCGATGCCGTAAGTAAATCGCAAAAACATATTACATTTATTATAATTGTAAGTATTATTATTGTTTCATTAGTGATTGTTGTAGCCGCCGTTGCATATTTTTACGGTAAACCAAAAAAACCATTAGAACCAGAACAAGAGAAACAACCAGTATCAACTGATTTAGGCGAATTAAAACGTAAACGTAAAGAACGAAGAGAAAAACTTGATAAAATGAATAATACTATTGTAACTGAGGAACAATCTGAAAGTAATTTACAATCATCAGCTGATTCTGTAGATTCACCTGTTGAAATTCAAGAAGTACCCACGGTACGTGTAGCATCTGTTGAACCAACCAAGCCTGTTGAACCAACCAAGCCTGTTGAGCAAGAACCGGAAACCAATGAAACCCTGACTTCCGAGAATCCTATTCTGCCTGTAATTAATAATGATGAAGATGACGACGATGATGAGGCATTATTAAATAATTTTATGGATAACAACATCAAAGATGATAGTGAATAATATCCCGCGACTATCGGGCACATTGCTGCATCCATTCCGCGGCGCGCGGGCCCATTGCAGAATAGTATCCCGCGGCGCGCGGGCGCATTGCTGCATCCATTCCGCGGCGCGCGGGCCCATTGCAGACTAATATCCCGCGACTATCGGGCACATTGCTGCATCCATTCCGCGGCGCGCGGGCCCATTGCAGAATAGTATCCCGCGACTATCGGGCACATTG